AAAAAATCACGCAAATTCGTGGCGCATTTAGAACAAAAATTGCATATGTAGTACAACGTGGTGTATCATCATATGAGTTACGCGTCTCTGATTATGATGGTTTCAATGCTTTTAGCGTAGTTAAAAGTAAAGAGCCGTTAATGTCACCAGAATGGGCACCAGATGGCGGTAAATTAGCGTATGTGACTTTTGAAAATAAAAAAGCACAAGTTGTTGTTCATGATCTTCGCTCGGGTAGCCGTCGTGTCGTAGCTGCATTAAAGGGACATAATGGTGCACCAGCATTCTCACCAGATGGTTCAAAAATTGCTTTTGCATCTAACCAAGATGGTGAATTGAATATTTATGTTGTAGGTGCAAATGGCGGTACGCCAAGCAAATTAACTGCAAATGCAGGAAATAATACTGAACCAAGTTGGTCACCAGATGGTAGTTCAATTTACTTCACCTCAGACCGCTCAGGTTCACCACAAGTTTATCGAATGAGTGCATCAGGTGGTGGTGTAAGCAATGTAGGAGGCGGTGTTTCCTATGCAGCTAAGTCATCTGCTGATGGCAAGAATTTAATCATGATTGCTGGAGATAAAGTGGTAAAACGTGATCTCACTTCGGGTGGCACGGAAGTCTTAAGTTCAACGTTTTTAGATGAAAGCCCAAGTATTTCACCAAATGGCATTATGGTTATTTATAGCTCTACCAAAGGTACGAGTAAAGTGCTACAATTGGTGTCCGCAGACGGTCGTTTTAAAGCAAATCTGCCTGGTGCAGGAGGGCAATATAAGTTCCCTGCTTGGTCACCGTATTTAACTAAACAATAATCTTCTCTTAGGAGTATAAAATGAAAAAACTAGGAATCATTATTGGGGCGGTATTTGTAATCGTTGTATCGCCATTTGTAGTTCAGTATGGATGGAATGAGATTATCACAACAATTGTTCCAGTTGGTAAAATTACAGTTTGGCAAGCATTAGGGATGGATGCACTATTATCTTTCATCTGGCCTGTGTTATCTAGCAAAAAAGAATCTGAAGAGGATTATTCGTATGCGGTAAAGAGCAGTATTTCAAAAATCATTACATGTGCTTTTTTGATATGGTTAGCTAGTTTGTTCTTGTGAGGGCATTCATGAAAAATTTAAAAATCCTATGTATTGTTTTATTCGCATCCTTACTCGTAGCATGTCACCAGATTTCGAGTGGGACAGTGGTAGATAAGTACATTGATGAATCTCACACAACGTTCATACCTGTTATGAATGGTAAAAGTTCGGTACTTGTGCCAACAAGAACCAAAAGAAAATACATTCTGGTCGTTTCTGGACATGTAGAAAATAAGCACGTTGAAGAAACATTTGAAGTGACAGCTGAGGAATATAAATACTATGAAATTGGCAACACTTTTACACAAGATGCCGTTTTAGAGAATAAGGAAGGGGATAAACAATGAGACCAAAAAAATATCCGTACACAGGGAGCAAAATAAAGAAAGTGACTACAACAGGAATAGGAGCTCGAGAGCTTGTGGTTTTTCCTAACATAGCTTTTAGAAAAGACTTACTCAAACACATTTTTTCAGTTGTCAAACAACACGACAACGCTACAATCATTTACTTCAGAATTCCAAAAGTATTCGGATACGAGGAGGAAAGAGCAAAAGTACATCTAAGCTATGAAAAGACGATAAGGATGCTCAATAGCTACTAAAACAAAAAAAGCCAAGACACTCTCTGTCTCAGCTAAATTCCTATTAAGATTATTATATCACAAAGGAGATAGAGAGTGAAGGCTAAAGAGCTTTTAAGCGAATTGCAAAATCTTGACATGGATATCCAGAGTCGTATCGACGAAATCAACGAGCTTGAGGCAGGTCTGCTCTCAAGTCCGAAGTGGTCAGATGTCAAGGTGAAGAGCAGTCAGACAAAAAAGGTTGATGATGTATATGTTCAACTTATCTCGATGAAAAAGGCTATAGAACAGGATACTAAAGAGGTTATCAGCAGGAAACTTGAACTAGGTAGAATGATTAACAGGCTTAAAAATCCAAAATACAGGGCAATCCTAAGAATGACATATATTACTAAAACGTATATCGAGGATATTTGTGATAAGTTATCAATCAGCAAGAGCTCGTATTACAGCATGCGTAAGGTTGCTATTGAAGAGCTGGAGGTAATTTTGGAATAATTTGGAATTTCTTGAGTTATCTTGAGAATATCTTGAGAATATGTGTTAATCAAAATAATCTTGATGTGCACTGTAACAATAATCTGTTAGAATGGTAGTATCAAGAATTGAAAAGAGAGGTCTCAGAATTGGTAGATGGTTACCTGTAATGTCAGGGGGCTGTAATGGCCTTGGAGGTTCAAGTCCTCCCCTCTCCTTTGAGTGTTTGTGTCCCAGAATGAGTTAAATATTCTGGGTGGGGGTTCATATATCACTCATTAACTTATTAAATGGTCGGCAGAAGCGACCGAACCTCGCATGGTTGCGTAGCTAATTATATTCCGGATAAGTTATAAGCTAGAGGGTTTGATTCCCTCAGAGGTTTTAAATGACTACAAAAAATAAAAAAAGGAAAACTTCAAATTGATTTCTAATTAACACGCAAGGTAGTAGTCGCCTTGCATTTTGAGGGATATAGCTCAAGTGGTAGAGCGGTAGACTTTTAATCTATTGGTTGCAGGTTCGAGCCCTGTTGTCCCGTTTCGCAGAATTAGCTGTGAAAGCAAAGTCTAAGACTATATAACCCGAAAAACACGTATCTTTTAGATATGTGTTTTTTGGTTGTTTCAGAAGGTGAAATATGAAAATAATCAATAAACCATTACAATGGCTACGTCCTTATGAAAATAATCCGAGGAATAACGATAAGGCAGTAGAGCCAGTTGCTAACTCAATCAAAGAGTTTGGATTCAAGGTTCCGATTGTAGCTACTAAAGAAGGCGAGATTATAAACGGTCATACAAGATACAAGGCTGCAAAATCTCTAGGCCTTGAAACAGTACCAGTCATTATTGCAGACGACCTTTCAGAAGAGCAAATAAAAGCGTTCAGGCTTGCTGATAATAAGACAGGAGAGCTTGCCGAATGGAACGTTGAGTTACTTTATGGCGAATTAGATGAGCTTGACGGTTTTGATATGACGCTTTTTGGGTTCGAAGATATTGACTTTTCTTTAGATGATTTTGAAGAAGATGAAGAAAATCTAAAAGAAATGACGAAAAGCGAATTGATTTCTTACATCAAGACCATGCAGGATACATCTCCGACGACTGCCTTTTACGAGGATAAACCTGTTAGAAACGATATCCATCCGACGATGAAGCCTTTGAAGTTGATTGCTAGATGTGTTTTGAACTCCAGTAAAAAAGGCGACAAGATACTAGATAGCTTTAACGGCGGGGGTTCTACATTAATGGTGTGTGAACGTTCTGAAAGAGTTTGCTATGCAATGGAACTAGATCCCGTGTATGTAGAGCGGACGATTAAACGTTGGGAAGAAGAAACAGGACTTACTGCTGAAAAAGTGAACTAAATTATTTAAAAAGTAAGGAAGTGAGGCGATGGCTAATGAGCAAAATTTGATAAAAAATTCAGAACGAACTCCGAGCGAACGCCGAGAAAATGCAAAAAAAGCAGGAGAAGCTTCAGGCAAAGCTAGAAGAAAAAAAGCGAACCTGAAAAAGGCTTTTGAAACGATTCTACAAGCCGAAGTTGCAAGTCCAAACGTGAAGAAGCAACTTGAAGAGCTAGGCTTTGATTCAACTAATGAAATGGCTTTAGCTATGGTTATGATGCAGAAAGCCATGAAAGGGAATGTCCGAGCTTTTGAACAAATCAGCAAGTTGACTACGACTGATACCAAGGACACCCTTGATAAGAAGGAACAAAAAGAACGTATCAAGCGTCTTGAATTGGATAATAAGAAACGAGAGCAAGAGCTTTCAGGATCCAAGTCCGACACATCTCTCATGGAGTCTTTACTTGACGCAGTGAAGGGCGGTGACAAGGTTGAAGATTGATTTTTCAAACAAACAACTCAGCATTATTCGCAGGCCATTCAACTATGAGCTTGAGGTCAACGAGGGCACGCCTCGAAGTGGTAAGACAACCGCTGGTCATTTTAGGTATGCAAGATACTTGATTGAGTCACCAGACGAGAACCATCTTATAGCTGCATACAATCAAGAGCAAGCCTACCGTCTATTTATTGACGGTGACGGCACAGGTCTAATGCACATCTTTGACGGCAATTGCAAAATCAAACACGACGAGCACGGAGATCACCTCTTAATCGACACACCCAACGGCACTAAACGTGTTTACTATAAAGGGGGCGGTAAAGCCAACAGTGTAGGTGCCATCACTGGTATGTCTCTAGGCTCGGTGGTCTTTTGTGAGATAAACCTACTGAATATGGATTTTATCCAGGAAGCATTCAGACGGACGTGGGCTGCTAAGCTAAGATATCATCTAGCTGACCTGAACCCTCCAGCACCTCAACATCCAGTTATTAAGGATGTATTTGACGTTCAGAACACCCGCTGGACGCATTGGACCATGGACGACAATCCGATTCTGTCTGAAGAGCGTAAGCAATCTATTATTCAATCGCTTAAGAAAAATCCTTATCTCTACAAGAGAGACGTACTTGGTCAGAGGGTGATGCCTCAGGGCGTTATTTATGGCCTATTTGATCTTGATAAGAACATCAAGGATAGTTTAGTCGGCGAACCTATGGAAATGTACTTCAACGGCGATGGTGGGCAATCTGACGCCACATCGATGTCATGTAACATTGTTACTAAACATAGAGAGGATGGCAAGACCTTCTTTAGACTAAACCGTGTAGCTCATTACTACCATAGTGGAGCCGAGACTGGTCAAGTTAAAGCCATGTCTACTTATGCGGTCGAGCTTCGAGCGTTCATTCAATGGTGCGTTAGCAAGTATCAAATGCACTATACCGATGTCTGGATTGACCCAGCGTGTAGATCCTTACGAGAGGAATTGCACAAGCTAGGTATTCAGACAAGAGGGGCTTTGAATAATGCTCACGATGTGAGTAGCAAGGCGAAGGGTATCGAGGTAGGGATTGAACGTGGCCAGAACATTATATCTTCAGGTCAGTTCTTGCTTATCAATCACTCTGAGGAAGAGTACGACCATTACTATTTCTTGAAAGAGATTGGCCTTTACAGCCGGGATGATAAAGGACGGCCAATTGACAAAGATAACCACGCAATGGACGAATTTAGATATAGTGTGAACGTATTCTATAAGCGTTACGCCAATTTTTAGCAACAAGGAGCCGATAAATGGGCATTATTCAATTTGTCAAAAATCTATTGAAGAGAGGACAGTATGCAATGACGACAGAAAGTCTAGCAAGTATCACAGACCATCCTAAAATCGCAGTGACAAGCGCAGAGTATCGTCGGATCAACGAGAATTTAAGATACTATCAGAGCAACGCTGACAAAATCACTTATATAAATACAGACGGAGCCAAGAAGCAAAGAGAAGCAACTCATTTGCCAATCGCTCGAACCGCTGCTAAGAAGATTGCAAGCCTGGTATTCAATGAACAAGCTTCGATTAAATTGGACGATAAAGAAGCAAACACATTCATTCAAGAAACACTGAAGAACGACCGATTCAATAAGAATTTTGAGCGCTATCTTGAGAGTTGTCTTGCTTTGGGTGGTCTTGCCATGAGGCCTTATGTGGACAACGGACGAGTGCGAGTGTCATTCGTTCAAGCACCAGTCTTTTTACCGCTCCAGTCTAACACGCAAGATATTTCAAGCGCTGCTATCGTGACTAAGACGATTAAATCAGCAGGCCAGAAGAACATCTACTACACTTTGATTGAGTTTCACGAGTGGGCGAAAGATGGGAAATACATCATTTCAAACGAGCTATACAGGTCTGAAAGCTCTGAACAAGTAGGTGGACGTGTTCCTCTAGCTGAAGTCTATGAGGATTTAGAAGAACAAGTTGAATTAAACGGTCTAACAAGACCGCTTTTTTCTTATCTCAAACCTCCAGGGATGAACAACAAGGACATCAATTCACCTCTCGGATTGTCTATCTTCGATAACGCCAAGAGTACGATTGATTTCATCAACACGACTTACGACGAATTCAAGTGGGAAGTCAAGATGGGCCAACGCAGAGTGGCTGTTCCTGAGAATCTCACAGAGACTCGCATGGTCAACCACGACGGAGACGTCCAGCTTGTCAAGCGTTTCGACACAGAGCAAAACGTCTACTTACGCTTATCCACTAATGACATGGACGGTGGAAGTATCACAGATCTCACAACAGCAATCCGAGCAGATGATTACATCAAGACCATCAACGAAGGCCTAGCGCTCTTTGAGATGCTTTTAGGTGTATCAGCCGGGATGTTTACGTTTGACGGCCAGAGCCTGAAAACTGCGACTGAGGTTGTTTCTGAAAACTCAGACACCTACCAAATGAGGAACAGTATTGTCAGTTTGGTAGAGCAGTCACTGAAAGAGCTCATCATCTCAATCTGTGAGCTCGGCAGCCTTTACGGTCTATACAACGGCCCGATTCCTCAAATGGAGAAGATTGCAATCAATCTCGATGACGGAGTATTCACAGACAAGAACAACGAGCTTGATTATTGGACTAAGGCTTTGGCCAGTGGTATTGTCAGCAAGGCTCATGCTATCCAGAAGGCTTTCAATATGTCAGAGACCGATGCTAAGAATATGATTAAAGCAATCAATCAGGAAACGATGGACACGGCTAACAGTCAGCGAACACAAGAGGACATCGACTTGTATGGAGAGTGATTAAATGTCAAAGAAGAGACCACCAATTCAGTTCAATGACGAGCAACTGCTGCTTCAAGCAAGCAATGTCGCAGATATCTATCATCAGTTAGCCTTGGACTTATTTGATAATGTGGTCGAACGTGTGACTGAACGAGGCACGGTCTATCTCGATAAGCAACCATACATCTGGCAACTCGAAAAGATGCAACAGATGCACATGTTGAACGAGGAGAACCTGAAGCTAATTTCTAAATATTCTGGAGTAGCTGAAGAACAACTACGCTACATCGTCGAAAATGAGGGTTTGAAGCTCTACACGGACACAAAACAGCAACTTTTAGAAGATTTAGGGCATGGATCTGCAGGAAATAGCAATCATATCCAAGAAATCCTTGCCGATTATGCTAGTCAAGCTGTCGGAGATATCCACAACTTAATCAATACTACGTTGCCGATGTCTGTAATTGGCGCATATAAAGGCATTGTTGAACAATCTGTCGCTAGAGTAGTTACCGGTCTTTCTACTGCTGATAAGGCTATCTCTGATACGGTCATGCAATGGCAAGAGAAAGGTTTTCAGGGCTTCAAGGATAGAGCTGGGCGTAACTGGAAGATTGACAACTACGCACGGACGGTTATCAAGACGACAACCTATCGTACTTATCGAGAAATGCGAACTAGACCAGCTGAAGAGCTAGGTATCGATACCTTCTATTTCTCAAAGAAGTCATCAGCTCGTAAGTCATGCGCGCCTCTGCAACATCATGTAGTAACAACTGGTCACGCTAGAACGGAGCATGGAGAGCATATTCTTGCTTTGTCTGATTACGGATACGGTCGTCCAGAAGGCTGTTTGGGCGTTAACTGCGGTCACATGCTTACCCCATTCATCCCAGGAGCCAATTATAAGCCCGATTTGGGCGAGGACGTCGACTCGGTTAGCCCAGAACAAGCGATAGAGAATGCTAACGCAGAAGCTAAGCAGAGAGCTCTAGAACGGTCTATCAGGGCGAATAAGGAAAAGCTCCACGTCGCTGAGAAACTAGGCGATAAAGAACTGATAGACAAGTACAAGAGTAAGATAGGCACCCAAAACGCTGCCTTGAAAGACTACATCGATAAGCACCCATTCCTGAAACGGGATGAGGAAAGAGAAAGATATCGCTACAATGATGATGCAGTTCAAAAGTTATACAAAACTATTGACAAACGCTCCAAAAAGGAGTATTCTGAAATACTACAAAATTTAGGAAATAAAGCACCTAAATCTTATAGTGACTTTCAGGCTCTAAGCCACTCTGAAAAAGAGTCTTTAAGGCAAGACAACAAGGTAGCGTCTTATGTATGGTCTAGCACCAAGGAAAAACTGACAGATAATCAAAAGCAACAAGCTGTGGATGCTTACTACAATTTCAAAGAGCATGGTGTAAGATTTGGTGGTCACGCCATTTCGCAGTACATAGCTAGAATGCGTAGACCTAACGGACGCTTGATGTACAATTTTGACTCTATTTTAACAGTCGCTAGCCTGCCTTTGAATTATCAATCAGAGCACAAAGGACGTAAGGCTAAATATTATAATCGGTTGCTATTGATTTATGAAAACAATTCTGACGAAATTGTAACTTTCATGAAGACCAGCAAACCAGCAAAAACATTGACGGAGATTAAGTAATGAAGTATTCAAACGTTATTTTAGACATGCTAAAAAGAGGAGTAAGTGGTGATGTTGATGATTACTACGACTTTTTTCTTGAACTCACTGCCAAATTAGGCGAAGACGAGGTTTTTGCTGATGGTTTGATAGCGGAAAACGAGCCTCTTTTTGATCTTATCAATGATGAACCAATGTATTACTTTTATGTTGAAGAAGACACAGATGATAGAGAATTGTGTAGGAAGTTCCTTGAACCATACTACAACAAAGCAAAACATTTAGTAAAACTCAGCGCTTAGAACAATCTAGGCGCTTTTTTCATGCAATAAATTTCTATAAAACACTATAAACCGTGTCGACATCGA